CTTGCCGCCCTTGCCTTCGTGGTACGCGAATGTGCGGCGGGTGACTTCCCTCGTCTCAGGTGCTGCAACACTTACGATAGGCGCATCCGTTGCATGCGTTTGAAGCTTCGGCGTTTCGTCAAACTCGAACTCGTGACCGCAGCACCAGCAAATGCGCAGTGAGGCGTGCAATTGCTCGTTACAGGTCGGGCAAACCTTAATTGGCGCCTCGCCATCCCCTTTCGACGGCTTGCGCGGTTCGATCATATCCACTGGACCATGCTCTGCGACGTTGCCCGCGAAATCCATGTAGCGGCAGTTTGGCTTCAGGTAACCGGCAATAGCTGCCCGGCGTTCTTCCGGCCCAACCGCCTCTGGGTCAAAGCGCGGCGGGTATAGCACGCGAGTTCCACGTCCGACGCGCTGCACATATCGGCTCGCAGACTTCGTTCTAGCCATATCTCCGATCAGGTCGATACGCGGCACATTTGTGCCGGTAGACATAACATTGTCATTTGTGAGAGCCCAAATGCCCCCGGCTTTGTAAGCGTCAAGAATTTTGCGGCGTTCGTTCTTAGGGGTGCTACCAACCAACACTTCGCACGTCTTGCCCATTTCGCGGATGATGTCGCGGACATTAGTAGCATGTTCGACGCCTGCGCAAAAAAACAGCGCAGTACGCCTTTGTCCCTCAGTGTCAAATACCTCTTCAAGAATGCGCCGATTGAGATCGTCGCGATCAACTGCATCTTGCAGCGCACCTTTGGCGAGGTCGTTGCCGCGCATCGGCACTTGGGATGTATCTTGCTTGGTTTCCGTTGGCTTTGACGTGACCGGCGAAAGATATCCGTCGTCAATGCCCTGCCGTATGCCGTATGTATAGACGACCTTATCGAACAGTCGGTCGTCGCCCTCATCGAGCCTCCCGCTATCGAGGCGATAAGGCGTTGCCGACAAACCCACGATCTTCATATCCGGGTTGATCGCCAGCAACGCGTCGATGAATTGCCGATACATCGTGTTGGCGTCGTTGGGAACCAAATGCACCTCATCGATTGCCAGCACGTCCACATGACCGATCTGCGCCGCCTTGTTATAGACCGTCTGCAACTGCGCAAACAGAATTTGCGCCCGCGCTTCGCGTCGGCCAAGGGCCGATGCATAGATTCCAGTCGGGGCGAACGGCGCGATACCGATCAGCTCGAGAAAATTACCCTCGACCAGTTCCACGACATGAGTGCAGCAGCACAGCCGCATGTCGGGCCAGCCGGTGTATAACCGCTGAAAAATCATGGCGAGCGTCATAGACTTACCGGTGCCTGTCGCCATGTCCACTAGTGGGTGCCCCGGCTCCTCGACCCAGTAGTCAAAAACAGAATCTGTCGCTTCGTTCTGATAGTATCGCGGCTGCATTATGCTACCTTCTTGTTATCGTTGGCCCCATCCACCCAGACTTCACCCGTTGCCAGTCGATAAGTAACGGTTTCCGCAACCTCGTCCGCATCGATCTGCTCGCCATTTATCAGCCCCGGCAGGTAGAGATGCGCCGGGCACCCGTCGCGTTGCTCGTCGATCGACAAAGGCTTGTTCCAGCGCGCGCATGACATGTGGCAGTCGCCGCCATGCTCTGGCTGAACATGAAGGCAGGCGCGGCAATTTACGCGCGGTTGCACGCCTTCATGGCAAACGCCGCGGTGCTTGCAGAACATGCATCCGAAGAACTCCGGATCTTCGCTAATCCGGCTGGGCGGTTTGTCCGAAAACACGATGCGTTCGCAGCGTGCCAGCAATCGAAGGCAGAACTCGACATCGTATTCGATCCGCTCGGCATAGAGCGTATCGGTGTTCTTGCACGACGCCAGATACAGACAGCGCGTCAATCCAAAGGCCTGCATCCCGAGCTGGCACTGGGCATAGTGAAGTGGTTTGGCTTTCTGGCAGCCATGCTTCTGAAGTTCCTTGATGCCCTTCTCGTTGCTCGACTTGAATTCCAACAGGTGTTCGGTCTTCGGCGCTTCGGGAACACCCATCGCCTTGCCGTCACACTTGCCGCGGACGAAGCCCGAGACCAGCCTGATTTTGTCCTGCTGGCCATAGACATCAACGCCGATGCGTTCGAGGTCGGCGACCAAGCGGTCTTCCTCGATATTGCCGGTGGCAAACAGGCGGAGCTGGCGGCCAGAATGAACCTCGTGCGCCGAGACCCAGCGGAAGCCGTACCACAAGGCTCTATCGCATTCTGTGCCCGCCTCGCCCACGCTAATTCCCCACGAGTCCCAGGACTTGGCCTGGGCCTCGTAAGCAGTGTAGATGGCTCTGACAGTACTGGATTCGGCTTTTGGAAGCGGTGCCATGCGTTAGTCTCCTCGTGTTCGGTGGTAGAAGGCGCGGTTGGTAGCCGCGCCTGTTGGGTTTAGCTTAACCCCAAGGTCGCTTCTTGCCTGCCGCAGCAGCCGCTGGAGCAGGCTTATTGCTGTTTGCCGCAGCCGGTCGGTTGTCATTGGCAGGGCGAGCCTGTGCTACAGGCTGGTTGGCGTCGATTGAAGGCTGGGGAACGTTGCCTTCATCGGGGAAGTAGTACTTCTTGATCTCCGCGCGAGCCGGATACTGGCCGTCCTTCGAAGGCTTGCCGAGGCCAATCTTTGCCGTGAACGCCTTGAAGTGCAGTTCTTCAGAATCCTCGACTTCCGAAACGCCAATTGCCCGGCAAAGCCTGGCGAACTGCTTCTGGCCAATCTCTTGGGCCTGCGCGTTTTTGTGTTCCAGATTGTAGAAGTTGAAGACCTTGCGGCCCTGGTATTCGTCGGGACGAAGGACGGTCATCGTTGTCTTGAGGCCGGTGCCGTTCGCACCTTCCTTAACTTCGCTGGCCTCAATTTCCAGCTCATAGTCGCCATTCGGCAGTTCCGAGTAATCGGACTGTGTCGTGTCGTGTTTGGTCGCGTCAAATGTTGAGCCAAGTCTGGCCATCTATACTTTCCTCGTGTTGTTGGTGATTTCGTTAGGTAATTGTTACGGATGTTTAACTATTAACCATTTTCTTCTCATGGTAATTCGCTGCCGCGTAAGTAATCAGGGGAGGAGGATTACTTTGCGCCGTCGCTCCGCGCGCTCCGTCCGCAGCGGAGCGACGTCTTTTACTTAGTACAGCAACGTTGAGGTTTAAGCGTTTACGCCTTCGCCCGATGAATAGCCGGGCGGAAGAACCCGTCGATGAAACCGAGCGAAGCGCCGATCTGCCACATCGCAAGGCCCGCCGCGTTGATGCCAACCGCGGCAAGGAACGCATGAATTGTTTCTGCGAAAAACAGGCCCACGACCCAGCCGACGAAGGCACCGCCGAGAACGCCGATCAGCGGCGCGAAGAAGAGGATGGCCGCGATTGCGACGAGGCCGGAGAGAGCTTTTTCCATTAGGCCGCCTCCTTCTGTCCATTGTCGTTGCCAGCCGGCCAGAACTTGGCAATGTCGGTAAAGCCCTGCCCTTTGCGGTAGACGACGCTGTCGGGCATCGAATAGCGATTCTTGGCATTGAATCCTGCCGCCTCGTTGAAGTGCACCTGGCGCTCTTTGCCGCCTTCGGCGTGGCTAACCTTCGTCTGGCGTGCCACTTCTTTTTCCTTGATAGAGATGCGGTAGTTCATGAACGCGACGATGTCGGACTTCTCGCGAACCAGTGCATTCGATCGTTTATGCAGCTTAGGCTGGTATCGGCTATATGGATCCGTAGTCGGGCTGTCGAAGCGCACAATTTCAGGGTGCGCCAACATGACGACATACATGCCCGCACGAGACAGCGCAGACACCGCTGCCATGAGCTCGTTCCATTCGGTATCGGCTTCCACGTAGCCTTTCCCGAACCCGGCCTCCTCGATGCTGTTGATACCGAGGCGGGCCGAGGTCGCACGCCAGACAAGCGGTTCCAGCCCGTCGAGGCTGTCGATAATCACAGTGCGCCGGTCGTGTTCTTCGGTCAGCAATTCGCCGATGACGTTCAGCAGATCGTCGAAGGATTCAATCGTGCCTGGCGTGGCCATTTCAATGTCAGAGGGCGGGCGCTCACCTTCGGTTGCTAGATAGATCGGGTCTGGGAACTCTGCCGCGAGCGACGTTTTCCCGATGCCGTCGACGCCGTAGAGAAGTATCACAGGCGGATCGTTTCTCTTGGTCGACTTGAGGCTTGAAAGAGATAGAGCCATAGGTCTCCTCGTGTTCAGTAGGTGTGGTGGGTAACGGCGATTGCGGCGATTGCGGCGATGACGGCCGCAAGTATGAGCCAGCCGACAAGCCATGCGGGCGGGCTTGTGAGCAGCCATGCGCGTGGGGCGGTCATGCCGCACCCCACAGATACAGCAGCCCATAGAACGGCAGCAGCAGGTTCCAGAATAGGAACGCTGCGATTGTCGTGGCAATTGCCAGCGCGAACGCTGCAAGCGCCAAGGACTGCCCTACGCGTCCGACACCGGGCTTACGCCCGGGATCAATGTGCGGCATGTCAGCCGTAGCTTTTGTGGCGACGTTCATGCCAGCACCCATGCGTAGAAGCCGACCGTCAAGGCGAGCACGGCGACTACTGCCAAGCCCCATACAAAGCGGTCACCAAGGCCGGGCGTGGTTTCCGGCTCATAGAACGTGTCGCCGTCCGCGTAGTCTTTGGGCGCATAGTTGCGCGTGTGGCTGTACGTGGTGGAGGTCATGCTGCCCTCCGCGAAGACTGCTCGTCGTGTTCCGCCCAATGTTCAATAGCCCGCTTGGTTGCGGCCAAGCCAAGGCCGGTGATGCGCCGCAGCTCTTTGATTGCCGCAACTTTCTGCCCGTTGGCCGCTAGGTTCTGCCATTCATGTTCATAAAGAGGGATCAGTTCGCTCACGGTTTTGGACAGCGCGAATACGCCGAATTGCTGTCCTTTGTGACGGTTTGCAAGACGTTTTGCTTCCTTGATCGCCGCATACTCGGATGCATGAACGCGCGGCAGCTCTGAAGGCTTCGGCTGCCCTTTTTCGATTAGAGCGACGATGGCGGGTTTAGTCGCAGGCCGGTTGTCATTGCTGGCTGGCTCGTCGACCCATTCGGAGATGAGGTCGTGTTCCCGATCCCTGTAGAGCGAGAAGTTGCCGCCCTCGTACCAATTACATTGGTCGGTCGCGATAATACGTTTGCTGGCCACCCATCCAAACGCCTGCCTCCGCATCGGCCCAACCTTCCGTCCATCGCGGGTGCGGTAGAACTTGCCGGTTTCGATGGTGAGGGCGGGCTTGCCGGTTGCGTCAGCAACGGGCACGTGTTCCACGGTGAATTCGCTCACGCGGCGATAACGTTTGTCGCCAACATTGTCTGTGAAGACGACAATCGTCTCACCGTCTTGTTCATCAATCTCTTGGACGGAAAAAGTATTACCGGCCCTGTAGTCATTGTAGGAATCATCCAATTTGGCCGTAATTCTATCGCCAACCTTCACTGTTTGCTTGTCAGCCATCACGCTACTCCCCTCGTCTTGGTGTTTTTCGTAAGCTTCTCTTTTTTGGTGAAATCGACCGGGATGACGTTGTCTTCTTCAGGCTTGTCAGCCTCGACGCCGCCGTCGTCCTCTTCAAAATCTGGCTCGACTTCGAAGCGCGAGACCTCAAGCTGCACAAGGCCCGTGCCGGGAATCATGAAACGCACAGTCAGCCAGCGGTAATTGTCGCGCTCCTCGACAATAATGCCCTTCCACTTCCAAAGCCGGTGGACGACGATTTCGCCGGGTAAGTCCCAGCATTCACCGCATTCGCAGGTCATGCGGCACCTCTTTTTGGTGCGCGGTGGTAAGTGACCGGCGCGCTGGAAACGTAACGCCCGTCCTTCAATAATGCGTACTGCCGTGCCTCTGCTCTTTGCGCAGATGTCCGGTAAGGCTTGCGGTTTGTCATGTCCCGCTCGCCAGTTCGTGTGTATTTCGTTTTCAAGTAATTGCCTCCTCATCGGGAGGTTAGTCGTCGGCCCCGTCATCCTCGCGGTCGGCCTGCCTTTCGGCAATTGTGCTGCCTCGTAAGGTTAGTGGACTGTGCCTGTGTACGGCCCGTCCAGAATGGTTATTCGGGGCAACGAGACATAAATTGTCCATGCACCCTCCCGAATAACCGCCGTTGAAAGTTGTGCGCCGCACAACAGTGTTCTCTGTTGGGCTTGGTGGCGGTAGCGTGGGCGACCTCTCCGAAAGCAGCGACCAAGCGTGGCCTCTGGTAATGCCCATCAGTTCCGCGATCTTCCCAAATGATGCGCCTTGTTTACGGTGCGCGGCGGCAGTTGCCTGCAGTCTGTGTCTTGATGAATGCAGCATGTCTCCTCGTGTCGGTTGGTGATGGTTGACAAGCGCCGCATCTATCGGCATCTGTCTCGTCGGCCGGGGTGGTACCTGGCAAGGAAACCCCGGCGTAGAAGTGGCTTCGGCCCTCCTCGTGTTAACCGGGATGTACGGGAGCGGCGGGGTAACGGGTGGTGCCGACCCACAACGCCGCTCTTTTTAGGTTTCGGCGTTGGAACCAAATTCGCCGCCAAGTAGTTTTCTTCTTGATAAACAAGGAGATCACTATGCTTACAGCCGGCGTGATGTGGCTTTTTGGCGTTCCGCTCGTCGTCGTAATTCTTGTCTATTTCTTATTTCTCAGAAGGCGTTAACGCCTTCGTCTGGGAACGCCAAAAGCGCCAGCCGCGTTTCAGCGGCCAGCGTCCCTGATAATTTCTATGGCGGCACTTCAACGAGAGCCGGTTCGCTTCTGTCGGCAACTTTCGTCATTCGCTCTCTCCTCTATTTCGATTGCGCCTCAGCGCGGCTTCTATCTGTTGAGTGCCGATATCCTTGGGAGGATGTTTTCTGGCATCATGAGGTAGGCCCTCCTTCGAACTGTCCGGCGTCTTCTGCGTCGGTTGATGACGTACAAAT